GCTATGAGAGGATATAATGATGATTTAACAATGAGTTTAGCAATTTCTTTATGGGTAAGAGATACTGCTTTGAGATTAAGACAGGAAGGTATCGATTTAACAAAAAGAGCGATTGATGGTATTTCATCCCATACTTATAGTGGGGTATATGGTGGTAATGATAATGATGATAACCCTTGGCAAATGGATGTTGGTGGAGAAATAGAAGATTTAACTAAATGGTTATAAAATAAAAATTTTATATTTATATAGTATAGGTTAATTATAGAGATTAAGCATGGAAAATTACTCAGAAGAACTTTACAAAGAATTTAAATCAGTTTTAGATGAAAACATCGAAGAATACGATGTAGAAAACTATTATGATTTAAAGGAATTTGTTGACTTCCTAAAAACAATGAAGGAAGATATTAACGAAGCTGAATATCAAGGTAGAAAGGTAAAACTTAATAAACCTATGAGAGGTGATGTTAAAAAGTTTAAAGTGTATGTAAAAAATCCAAAAGGAAATGTTGTAAAGGTAAACTTCGGACATGGTGGAACATCGGCTAAAAAAGCAGGTGAGAAAACAATGCAGATTCAGAAAGATATTCCATCAAGAAGAAAAGCATTTAGAGCTAGGCATAATTGTGATACACCGGGACCAAGACATAAGGCTAGGTATTGGAGTTGTAAAGCGTGGTAATAATTAGGATATATCAAAATTTTTTTGTATATTAGTTAGATTATAACATAAAGTAAACAAAATGGCAGAACAAAATAATAGTTCATTTTTTGAAAGGTTAACTAAACTTTTTTCTACTCAAGCAATCGTAAAGGTTGATAAAGATGGGAAGAGAAAAGTTGTTGATACTGATGATAGACAGAGGGGTGGTACTAACTTAATGAATTTAAGAGATAGGTACACCAAACTACAAAGGTCTTTTTATGGAGACCAGATGGCAGCTCAATCAATGGCATACCATCAAGTTCGTAGAGAACTATTTAGAGATTATGATGCTATGGATAATGACCCAATTATTTCATCAGCATTAGATATATATTCAGATGAGTGTACACTTAAAAACGAATTCGGTGAAGTTGTACAAATCAAATCAAAAAACGAAAAAGTAAAAGATATCTTAGAAAACCTATTCTATGATATTTTGAATATAGAATTTAACCTATGGTCTTGGACACGAAATATGGTAAAGTATGGTGATTTCTTTTTATTACAAGAAATTGAACCAGGTGTTGGTATTATAAATGTAAGACCACTTCCAGTTTATGAAACTGAAAGATTAGAAAATACTGACCCAACCAATCCAAACTATATTAAATTCAAAGTAAATCACGACCCAAATGGTAAGGGTGAATATGAAAACTATGAGATAGTTCATTTTAGATTATTATCAGATACTAACTTCTTACCATATGGAAAAGCAATGATTGAAAATGGTAGAAGAATTTGGAAACAAGTTTCTTTGATGGAAGATGCTATGTTAATTCATAGAATTATGAGAGCACCAGATAAGAGAGTTTTCAAAATTGATATTGGTAACATTCCACCACAAGAAGTTGATAACTATATGCAAAAGATTATCAACAAAATGAAGAAAACTCCATTTGTTGACAAAAAGACTGGTGATTATAATTTAAAGTATAACATCCAAAACCTAACTGAAGATTTCTTCTTACCTGTTAGGGGTGGTGATAGTGGAACTGAAATTGATTCATTAGGTGGTTTAGAATATACTGCTATTGATGATATCGATTACTTAAAGAATAAAATGTTTGCAGCTCTTAAAATTCCAAAAGCATATTTGGGATATGATGAGAATGTGAATGGTAAAGCAACTCTTGCTGCAGAAGATGTGAGATTTGCAAGAACAATCGAAAGAATTCAAAGAACTTTAATTTCAGAATTAACTAAGATTGCTGTAACACATTTAGCAGCTCAAGGTATTGAAGGAAAAGAAATGGTAGATTTTGAACTAAACTTAGTTAATCCATCTACAATATATGAACAAGAGAAGGTAAATCTTTGGAGTGAAAAGGTTAGATTAGTTTCTGATGTTCAAGGTTTAAATATGGTATCTAAAGATTGGGCATACAAAAATATCTTTAACTTTAGTGATGATGAAGTTGATTTCCAAAAAACCCAACTTATCAATGACCTTAAAGATAGATTTAGATATCGTTCAATCGAAGATGAGGGTAATGACCCAGCAATGGAAGCAGAACCTACTGATGTTGAAGATGAATTAGAAGAACTAAAGACTGAATTAAAGAACAAAGGTGGTAGACCAAGAGAGGGAAACACTTATGGTAAAGATAAACATCCTTATGGGAGAGACCCATTAGGTAAAAAGGAAAATCAAAAAGCATTAAAGAAAACAGAATCTAAGGAAAAAGTTGCTAAAGAATATGTAAATGGGGTTTCAGCAAAACGAAAGTTGATGAGTGAAAACGGAGACTTTTTAGATGATGTAAATTTGATTGATGAATAAAATTTTAGGAAATCAAAATTAACTTATATTTATATACGATGTATTGTATCGTATATTGATATATTATTATAGGATAAAAACACAATGAAGAGGGTAAAACATTCAAAATTTAAGAATACTGGTATTCTATTTGAGCTTCTCGTAAGACAAATTACGTTAGAAGTTCTTAATGGTGATACAAGTGAAAAGGCTAAAAAAATCGTAAGTGAATTTTTTAGTCCAAAAACAGAGTTAAACAAAGAGTTGAGATTGTACGAACTTCTTATTAAAGAAAAGTACAAGTCTGAATCAAGAGCAGAAAAGTTCATTGATACCGTTAATGAGGCACATAATCGCATTGACCAGAAACAACTTCATAGAGAAAAGTATAATCTTATTAAAAAGATTAACGAATCATTCAATATGGATGAATTCTTATCTTCTCCTATTTCAAATTACAGATTACTTGCATCTATCTATAAGATTTTTGAATCTAAAAAGATGGATAATTATGATATTAAAGATGTATTCAATTCAAAAATTACCCTTATTGAATCTATTACATCTAAACCATCTAAATTATCATCTAAAAAGGGTAATACCAATCAGATTGTAGAATCTTATAAAAAACAAGATAAAGATTTAAGATTACTTACTTATAAAATTTTAGTAGAAACTTTTAATAAAAAGTATTCTAACTTAGATGAAAACCAGAAAAACCTATTAAGAGAATACATCAACAACCTATCTAATACTACTGGTTTTAAATCTTATGTTGAAAAGGAAATACCTTCAATTGTTTCTGAATTAAAAACATTATCTAAAGGTATAAAAGATAAAGTAACTAAAATTAAGTTAGCAGAAACTGTTTCGGTTTTAGCTAAAACTAAAATTGGAAAAGTAGTATCTGATAATCACGTTTCATCACTAATGATGTCTTACGAATTGATTAAAGAATTAAAGAGTAAAAAATAAATGAGTAACTTAAAAAAGCTTATTGAGGATTTAATTGAAGAAATCCAAAATGAAGAAATGGATATTGATGAAGCTACCACCACTGGTGATGTAGCTGGATACAATACTCCATATGCTTTTAAAGATACTGATGGAACTGATGAAGATGAAGAGCATGATAATGAATATGTAAAACATCTTACTAAATCAACTGGTTATAAAAAAGTTAATGAAAATCGTTGGCTAGAATTAAAAAAAGATGAATCCACTCCAAAACAAAAAATTGGTAGAGGAATTTCAACTATTAATAAACAACTTTCTGAAATCGAAACATTCCTAAGATGGTATGGTAGAATTAAAAAAGAAAGTGATTTAGATTCTAATCAATACTGGAAAAGAACACAAAAGAATTTGTTCAAAATTAGAGAAAGATTGAACAATATTGTTTCTTCTATAACTAAATTATAATTGGGGATTACTATGAATATTACCAAAGAAACTATCAAAGATACACTCAGAGCCATTATGGCAGAAGAAACTGAGTATCAAACATTTTTCAAAAAAGCTTTAGAAAAAGCAGGAAAATCTATTCCATCAATGAGTGATGAAGAAAAGAAAGCATTCTTTAATAAGATTGATGCTGCTTGGGATGGTAAGGGTGAAAAGAATGAAGAACTAACTGATAAACAAAAGCAGTTAGATATTGATGGTGATGGTGAAATTGAAGCATCTGATTTAGCAGCTCTAAGAGCTGGTGAAAAAGTAGAAGAATCACATGATTGTGGATGTGGATGTGGTGGAGTAACCGAAGGAGGTTGTTCAACTAATATCTCAGAAGGAAAACATGATAAGACTTTAGATATGCTTGCTAACCTTGTAAAAGGTGCTAAATCTTTTATGGATATAGGTAAAGAATTAAAGAAAGCAAAAATCAAAGATTATCACTTTAGTACAAGTATGTTACCAATGTATGTAATTAATATAGGTGGTGCTAAAGTAGCAATCTTAAATAAGAAATATGCTGATGGAGCTGAAAGAATTGTTGGTACTACTGCAATTGGTTTAATGGAATCAGTAAACGAAGGTATGTTTGGTTTAATAGACCAAATCAGACAAGATTCAAAAGATGTTAGAGATTTCGTAAAGAATGTATTTGCAGATAAGAGTTTTAAAAATATGAGAAACGATAAAGAGTTTATCAAATATCTTAAATCAATTTATGAAGGAGTTAAACTTTCAGAAGAATTAACATTTGAAATAAATACATTTTTAGAAAGACCAGTATTATCAAAAAATGAAATTACATTAGAAAAATCAGAAATGAAAGATGTAGTTACTTTATTAGTAAAAGAAGGATTTCAAAAAAGATTATCATCTGGTGTGAAAAAAGAATTTATTGAGTTACTAAAATCAATATAAATAAGGATAACCGATATGAAGAACCTATTAATAGAAACAAACTTATTTGAAGGAAGAGTGAATGAAGATTCATCAGGAAGAACTATGGTTAAAGGTATCCTTCAAAGAGCTGGTGCAGAAAACCAAAATGGTAGAGTGTACCCAAGAAAAGTATTAGAAAGAGAATTAAAAAAATACGAAACACTTATTAAAGAAAGAAGAGCATTGGGTGAATTAGACCATCCAGATTCTTCAGTTATCAACCTAAAAAATGTATCACATAACATTAAAGAGATACATTGGGAAGGTGATGATGTGGTAGGTACAGTTGAAATCTTACCTACTCCTTCTGGTAATATTCTAAAAGAATTATTAAGAGCTGGAATCCTTTTGGGTATCTCATCAAGAGGTATGGGTTCTACTCAACCAATGAAAGATAACAAACTTTTAGTTGGTGAAGATTTTGAACTAATCGGTTGGGACTTTGTATCCAACCCATCTACACATGGTGCATTTATGACTCCAATGAACGAATCGGTAATTAAGAATATTGGTACTGATGTTTGTGGAGATTTTTGTAAAGCACAAGATTTAATGAGAGAAATTATAACGGAGTTAGCATAATGAGTAAAAAGAATTTTGACATATACGATTATGTTCACAACAACAAATTTAGTTTGAAAGTTGAGAACAAACAAGGTACTAAAGTATCTAAAGGATATAACGATATTAGAAAAACAAACATCAATGAGGTAAAAATCGTAGATGGTAAATTTTCTATTTCAGAATCTCTAAAAGGTGATAGACCATTAGCAACTGAAGTTAAGAAACATTTCTTAGAAATCATTTCTACCTACAAGGGTTTCAAAGAGCAGATGGGAAGACAATCCGACATTGTTGAAACTGCAGAAACATTAGGTGGAGTGGTTGAGGCAGCAAAAACCCTAACTCTTTCTGAAGCGGGTGATTGGTTCGATAAAGTAACCATCAAAAGAAATATGAGTGAGTTGGAAAAAATGGATAAAGCATTTGATAAAGTTG